GTCAAGGCGTTGCCCGTCGTGAGACGCGCGATCCCAAGCCGGCGGCGCCGCCGCAGATGGAGATTATTATGAAGCTGTTCGAACTGCAGGAGGCCCGCGCGGCGGCCGTTGTCGCCATGCGGGCCTTGGCCGACTTGGCCGACACAGAGAAGCGAGACCTTACCGCCGACGAGGACAAAAAGTTCGGCGAGATCAAAACGTCGCTCGCCGACTTCGACAAGAAGATCGGCCGCGCTCAAGCACTCGCCGACGCCGAGCGATCCGCGCCCGCGATCATTCACGGCAAGCTCGGCGACGGGCAGTATGAGACCCGCGCGCGGGAATTTTCCATCGTCAAGGCAATCGTCGGCGCTCTGCCCCGCGATCTCGGCGGCGGCAACGTAGACGCCGGCTTCGAACGCGAGATTTCAAACGAGGTTGCGCGCCGCAGTGGCCGCAAGTTCGAAGGCATCGCCTGCCCCGACCAAGTGTTCTTGCAGGAGAAGCGCACGCTGCTCGTCGGATCGTCGGCGGCCGATCTCGTGCCCGAGACCTTCCGCGCCGACCTGTTCATCGACGTGTTGCGCGCGAAGCTCGTCTGCGCCCGGCTCGGCGCCACCTACCTCGACAACCTGGTCGGAAGCCCGATCGAAATTCCGAGGCAAACCGGATCGAGCGTTGCGCAGTGGCTCGCCGAAGATGCGTCGCTGACGGAGACCGACGCCGCGTTCGACGACGTTGACCTGACGCCCAAGACGGTCGGCGCCATGACCAGCTACAGCCGGCGCACATTGTTGAACGCGTCGCCGTCGATCGAGATGATTATCCGCAATGACCTTGCGGCCGTCATCGCCAACGCGATCGACTATCAGGCGCTCATCGGCGACGGCTCCGGCAACACCCCGATCGGCATCACTCATTCCGGCGCGACCGACTTCACCGGCATGACGACGCCGACGCTCGTGAACATCATGGAATTTGTGGCGACGATCGACGCCGCAAACTCCCTCATGGGTTCGCTCGGCTGGGCCGCCAACCCCTTCGCCGTCGCGCTGCTGCGCACGACGCGCAAGGTGGCGGCCACGGACAGCGTGATGTTGATGCAGGACCCCGGCGAACTGGCCGGCTATCCGCTCGTCACCACGACGGCATTGCCGGGCAGCGCGCCTGGAGCAACGCCCGCCCCCGCCTTCCTGATTTTCGGCGCGTGGGAACAGCTATTGATCGGCTCGTGGACCGGCGTCGATATCCTAATCAACCCCTACGAGAGCACGGCCTACGCCAAGGGCCGCGTGCTCATTCGGGCCATGAAGGACTTGGACATCGCAGTCCGTCATCCGGCGGCTTTCGTGTTCACGGACGACATCACCACCATCCCGTGAGGTCCGCCGTGATCATCTTGGAGCGGCGCGCCGCAATCGAACTGAGGGCCGGGGGGAATGCAAAAACCCCCCGGCTCGTGGGCTACGCGAGTGTATTCAACTCGCCGTCGCAGGACTTGGGCGGCTTCACCGAGATCGTGAAGCCGGGAGCGTTCACTCGCTCGCTCGCGTCCGGCGCCGACCCGCTCGCGCTCGTGGCGCACATGCCCGCACTCGTGCTCGGCCGGCGCTCGGCCGGCACGTTGACCCTGCAAGAGGACGCGCGTGGGCTCGCCTTCGATATCGCCGTCCCGGACACCACGGCCGCGCGCGATCTCATGGTGAGTGTCGAGCGCGGCGACGTGCGGGGCGCGAGCTTCGCATTCTCGACGCCGGCCGGCGGCGACAAGTGGGACGTTGCCGCCGATGGCAAGGTTGTCCGCTCGCTCCTCGCCGTCGATCTCGCCGAGATCACAATCTGTGGCTCCCCCGCCTACACGGACACGTCGGTTGCCGTGCGCAGCTACCAGCTTTTTGCGAGCCCGGCGCGGCTCCGCGCCGTGCGCCGGTTCTTGGAGACGACATGAACCTCTTACAGCGCATGTTCGGAAAGGTGGTCGAGAAGCGCAGCGCGCCGCCGACCACATGGGACTTGCTGCGCA